AGAATACCCAGTTTATTCTCTTGAAGAGGCGGATGAGCTGGGTTTGTCGTATAAGCATCCATTTGATGTCTTAGAGGGGGATTATGGAATTTCATCTGACAATGAAGTTGCTGTATGTTTAAGGAGGAATCAAATGAAAAGCGGAGCCTATAAGGTGAAATACCCTTGGGGCCCATCATTCGTGCGTTCTAGTGAGGATGATATAAAATCTTTAGGAAGAATAAATAATTATACCGAAAGCGGTAAGAATAATCGTGGTAAGTTTATAGAGGGTAATGATAATTTTAGAAAATTAGCATATCTCATGGCACAGCCTGGGATGACCAAAAAAGCTGCTATACAGTTAGTATTTGGATATTTACCTGATAATAAGCGGTATTCATTAAATAAGACAATGAGAATGGAGGTCTTTAGAAATATGATAAGTGATGAATTAGATAAGATAGTTGAGAAGTTTCCCATAGGGAAAATGGATACAGCTCGTGCCCTAGCGGCAGTATTAGATAAGGTAATGGCTTGGGAAGGGGATAAGATGGGAAAAGAAGGTGATCCCAAAACAGCTATAGCTATACTGGATAAGCTTATGGATATGAATGATATGAAGAGTAAAGGTAAGATAATTACTACTCATCAGATAGAAGCATCTACTGTAGAGCATACTCTAGCAGATATAAAAGAAAAGAAGAAATTATTCAAAGCAACGCAAACGGAGGAACAGCATGGGTTGGAACAGACAACAGAAAAAAAAGAAGAAGATAACAAAGAAAAGGCGTAAAAATGGAAGCGATAGTCCAAAAAGGACTCGAGCCAAAAAATATTGATTATGAGGCCGAGTATACTCTTGATAAGGAAAAGAAGGAATTCCAGCGTGATATTGGTTGGTTTGGGAAGTATTGTTTTCCAAAAGCCTTAGCAAAAGATACTCCACCTTTTCATAGAGACATCTATAAACAGTTAAAGGATAGCGAGACAAAGCGTGTTTTAATTGCAGCACCCAGGGGAACAGCAAAGAGTACTGTGTGTTCTCTTATATTTCCTCTATATAAGATAGCCTATAAAAAACCAGACGAGGATCTATTTATTGTTGTTGTGTCAGAGTCTCAGGCTCAGTCAGTAAACTTCTTGTCAAGGATAAAATACCATCTAGATCATAGTGATAATTTCAAACAGATATTTGGTGATTTTAGTTCTGCTACTGCTAAGAGGTGGACTGGTGCAGATATTATATTAAAGAATGGTACTCGTATAGTTGCAGTGGGTACTGGACAGAGAGTTCGTGGTTTTATCGAGGGTGACACGAGACCTAATGTAATTATTGTTGATGACTTCGAATCTGAATTAAATGCCTTTACTCCTGAGGGTAGAACTAAAAATAGAAAATGGATGACAGAGGCTGTGATACCCTCATTATCCGATGATGGGCGAATTATTATGATTGGTACTGTTATTTCTGAGGATTGTTTCTTATATTGGGCAAAAGATAGTCCAGCTTGGAAGACTCTGTGGTATAGTATCTGGGATGAAGATGAGAAAAGTATATGGCCTGAAAGGTTTCCGAAGGAGAGAATCCTTCAAATAAAGTCTGAGTTTGAAAGCGTAGGGAATATTAATGGATTCTACCAGGAATACATGAATATTGCCCAATCCCCAGATGATGCTCCGTTTAAGCCAGACTATATAAATTTACATCATTACGATTTTGAAAGAATAAACAATCAACCTTGTTTAGTGAGGGAAGTAGGAGATGAAAAGAAAATTATACCCGTCGAACTCTACACTGGAGTTGATCCTGCATCTAGTCTTAGTGCCCGTGCTGACTATTTTGTTATTGCTACCATTGGCATTGATGCTGATAATAATAAGTACGTTGTCGACATTTTTAGGGAAAGGCTCGATCCTGCGAGACAACCTCAAAAGATTATTGATATTTATGAAAGATTCCATCCAAAAAGAATGAAGATAGAGACAGTTGCATATCAGGAAGCTTTACGAAGTGCAACTAGAGCTATAATGCTCGAAAAGAATTTATACATACCTGGATTAGAGAAAGGTGTAAAACCAAGGAACCGAAAGAGTGAAAGATTGTTATCATTAGTACCAATCTTTGCTAAGGGGCAGTTCTTTTTTAGACCTCAGGATTTGACAGCACAGCAAGAGTTTCTATCTTATCCAAAAGGAAAGAACGATGACATCATGGATGCTATGTGGACTGCATTAGAAGGATCAAGGCCTTGTAGGATAAAAAAGGATGAATTTGACCCTAAAGCAGAGGTTGAAGTAAAAAGCAATAAAATACTTGACTGGCTTACTATGTAGAGTGTAATATTAACTGATGGCTTACAGTTCAAAATCACAGAAAACGGGCAAAAAACTCGTTGATGAGACACAGAGTCTCTGGAAAACCTACTCAAAGAAGAGAGAAGTGTGGGCAAACCATGCTCAGGAAGACCGAGAATTTAGATTAGGTAAACAGTGGACTGCTGATCAGAAGCGAATTTTAGAAGAGAGAGGACAAGCAGCACTTGTCGTTAATCGTATACATCCAGCAGTAGAGGCAGCAAAGGCTCTGATTACTGCTAATAAACCACAATTTAGAGTATCCCCAAGAGAAGATAGTGACAATTCCGTAGCTCAAGCTATGAATGGACTATTAGAATATATATGGCAAATATCTGAGGGTAATTCCGTAATAAGAAGAGTTGTTGACGATTATTATGTTACTGGACTAGGGGCTGCACTTGTTTACATAGATCCAATGATGGATATGGGAAAGGGTGAAGTTTGTATCCACGATGTCGATCCTCTTGATATATACATAGATCCGAATTCTAGAAGTCCTTTTGCAGATGATGCTGAGAATGTAATCATATCAAGATTATATACAAAAGATCAAGCTAAGGCTTTATATCCAATGTATAAAAAAGCAATTGGTAATGCGTCAACAGAAAATTTTATGACAGATAGACCATCTACTGGAAGAGAAGATGATGGTGAAACAACTTGGCCTGAATCAGCAGAGACTCAAACAATAGCTAATTTCGGTGATAGTGATGAGTATATTAGAGGATATGAAAGATATTATCCTTTAATGGTAGATCATTATAGAGTATTCGAAAGCATGACGGGCGATGAAGATTTATTAACCGAAGAAGAATATAAAAAATATTTAGAGCAACCTGCTTGGATAATCCAGGGACAGGTAGTAGTTGAACCAGAGCAAGCAAAGGCTGCTATGGGACAGTTGAATGCTTTATATGAAGAAAAGTTAAATCGAGGAAGAGCCCAGGGTAATTTAGAATTACCAGAAGAACCACAAATTCAAGAAATAACTTTTGCTTCTCTAGTTGAATCTGGAGCTATAGAAGTTGTTGTTGTTCCAACCAAAAGAATTAAACAGTGTGTAATTATGGGCGATAAGCATTTATACTCTCGTATCCTCCCGATTGATAAGTATCCCATCGTGTTCTTCATGAACCAGCATACTCGTACCCCCTATCCTATGTCAGATGTTCGTATGGTCAAGGGTATGCAGGAATACATAAATAAAACGAGAAGTTTAATTATCGCCCATGCTACTACTAGTACAAATACAAAGATTTTAATACCATCAGGTTCGGTAGATATGAGGGAGTTTGAGCAGAAGTGGGCCCAGCCTGGAGTAGCCATCGAGGTTGATTTTGATCAAGGGCAGCCAACCCCAGTTCAGCCTACTCCCCTACCGAACGAACTATATTCTAATGAGAATACAGCAAAGAATGATATTGATCACCAATTGGGTTTATATGAAATGACTATGGGTAACTCTGCTGTAGCTCCACATACGTATAAGGCTACAGTAAGTCTTGACGAATTTGGTCAGCGTAAAATGAAAAGCAAATTAGCTGATATTGAAGCTGGGTTAAATAGACTTGGTCAAATAGCTATACCTATTATGCAACAATTATATACGACTCAGAAGGTTGTAAGGCTTATACAGCCCAACAATAGTATTAATGAATATACTATAAATAAAGATCTCTACGATGATAAGACAGATGAGATTAAAGTATTAAATGATATAACAGTCGGAAAGTATGATGTAGTTGTAGTTACGGGCTCAACAATGCCTACTAATAGGATGGCTCAGCTAGAAATGTATATGGATGCTTATGAAAAAGGTATTATAGATAAGCAAGAAGTTTTAAAGAAGACAGAAGTCTTCGATATGCAGGGTGTCCTGCAAAGAACAGATTTAATACAACAATTGCAGTCTCAATTAGAGCAGGCAACTGAAACTATTAAACAGATGCAAGGAGACTTGCAGACAAGAGAGCGTGAAATTTATCACGCTAAAATGAAAGCCGAAGTCGAAAAAACGAAGTCTAATTTGAAGGGAACTGAGAATAAGGCTAAAATGTCTGGCACTCTATTCGAGAAACGCCTAGATGACGCTTTAGGGCAAGTTAAAAAAGAGGTCAGTGAGGCCTCAAAATCAGATTCACCTTCTTCGAGCCCTAAGAAGAAGCAATCTAAAAAATAGGAGAAAATTATGGCAGAAGTAGAACAAGTGACTACCCCACAGCCTGAAGTCCACAGTGTGGATCTTCAAGATGAGGGCTC